AATTACAAAATGTTGATCAAGCTATTTTAGATAATAAAGCAAGTCAAGACGGCACTCAAATGTTTCCGGATACTGCTTTTCAATTAGATGCTGAAAAAGATAGACTACAAGCTGACATACAAGACTATAATAGAGTAGGTACACCTCGTAAAGTTACCGATTATTTTTTATCTGATAAAGGTACAAAAGGAGCCGATGCATCAGCTCTTGCAGATTTATTAGTTAGACAAGATCAATTAAAAGATGCTGGAACTGGAGGTGTTTTGCCTAGGGTAGATAAAGGAGTTGCAAGAAATTTAAAACAAACAAAGTATGGAATAGAAAATTTATTTAAAGGACCTACTGGTTATGAAGAAGCACTTCCTTCAGAAATGAGTTATATTATGTCAAAAATAAAAAATGAACCAGATAACAATTATGGTCTTTTTGGACCAGTACAACTTATGGAAGGAGGCATAGCTAGTTTAAATGTCAAGAAATAGAAAACAACAAAATAAAAAACCAACTTTAGCACAGAAGCTTCAAGCTAACCCTGGTTTTAAATGGTGGGCAGTACCACCTAAAAAGGGACCACTATCACAGGGGTTGAAATTACCACCAAAACAAGTTAAGAAAGTCTAGGAGAAAATATATGGCAGATATAGATAAAGCTCTCCCTAACGATAGACGACCTGAAGAAGTTGCAGAAGAGGTTAACGTTGAGGAGATTGAACAATTAAAAGGACCAGTAGAAATTACAGAAGACGAAGAAGGGGCTACAATTGATTTTGACCCTAACGCAATGCCTTTACCTGAACAAGGTGACTTCTATGCAAACCTAAACGAATTACTTCCAGAAGAAGATACTGATGCTATGGGTAATCAGTTACAACAAGATTACATGGAATATAAAATGTCTCGTAAAGAATGGGAACAGGCATACATGCAAGGATTAGATTTATTAGGATTTAAATACAATAACAGAACAGAACCCTTTCAAGGAGCAAGTGGTGCAACACACCCAGTGCTTGCTGAAGCAGTTACACAGTTTCAAGCTTTAGCTTACAAAGAATTATTGCCTGCAGATGGACCGGTTAGAACAATGGTAATGGGTAAAACAGATCCACAAAAAGAAATGCAAGCACAAAGAGTTAAAAACTTTATGAATTATCAGATTATGGACAAGATGAAAGAATATGAATCTGACTTTGATCAAATGTTATTTTATTTACCTCTTGCAGGTTCTACATTTAAAAAAGTTTATTATGACGATTTATTGGGACGAGCTGTTTCTAAGTTTGTTCCAGCGGATGACCTTGTTGTTCCGTATACAGCTACCTCATTAGATGATGCGGAATCAGTCATTCACGTTGTCAAGATGTCAGAAAATGAATTAAGAAAACAAATGGTATCTGGTTTTTATTCTGACATCGAGTTGACAAAACCAACAGGTACAATCACTAACGACCTTGAAGAAAAAGAGAGAGAAGTAGAAGGTATTACAAAATCCCAAAGAATCGATTCCTTGTACACAATTCTAGAGTGTCACGTTAACCTAGACTTAGAAGGTTTCGAAGACCTTGGCCCCGACGGAGAGCCAACGGGAATAAAATTGCCTTACATCGTTACAATCGAAGAAGGCAGTAGGAAAGTTTTGTCTATTAGACGAAACTTTGCGCCCAATGATCCAAAGAAAAATAAAATCCAATATTTTGTCCACTTCAAGTTTCTGCCAGGACTAGGGTTTTATGGCTTAGGATTAATTCATATGATTGGCGGATTGAGCCGTACTGCAACTGCGGCTCTCCGTCAGTTATTAGACGCTGGAACATTATCCAACCTACCCGCAGGATTTAAGCAAAGAGGTGTCAGAGTAAAAGATGATGCCGCAAATATACAACCAGGAGAATTTAAAGATGTTGACACTCCAGGTGGTAATCTAAAAGATGCTTTCGTATTCTTACCTTACAAAGAACCATCAGCAACTTTATTACAGTTGATGGGAATTGTAGTTCAAGCAGGACAAAGATTCGCGTCCATTGCTGACATGCAGGTTGGGGACGGAAATCAACAGGCCGCTGTTGGTACGACCGTAGCTCTTTTAGAACGTGGTTCAAGAGTAATGTCAGCAATTCATAAAAGACTTTACGTAGGTCTAAAACAAGAATTTAAAATACTTGCCAAAATATTTGGTGAGTCATTACCACCAGAATATCCTTACGATGTTCCTGGTGCATCAAGAAATATTAAAGCAACAGATTTTGATGACAGAGTAGATATTTTACCTGTGGCTGATCCTAATATATTTTCTATGAGTCAGAGAGTATCTTTAGCACAAGAACAATTAAGATTAGCAACTTCTAATCCACAAATGCATAACATGTATATGGCATACAGAGGAATGTACGAGGCAATCGGTGTAAAAGATATTGATAGAGTGTTACCACCACCTCCACCTAACATGCCAAAAGATCCAGCCTTAGAACACATTGATGCAATGGCCGGTAAACCTTTTCAAGCTTTTCCAGGTCAAGATCACAGAGCACACATTACAGCTCACTTAAATTTTATGGCAAGTAACTTTGTTAGAAACAATCCTAGCATTACTGCAGCGTTAGAAAAAAATATTATGGAGCACATATCATTGATGGCACAAGAACAGGTACAATTAGAATTTCCACAAGAAATGCAAATGCTACCACAAATGCAACAAATGGCTGTACAGAATCCACAAATAAAACAACAGCTACAACAAATATCTCAAAAGATAGAAGCTAGAAAAGCTTTATTGATTGCTGATATGACTGAGGACTTTATGAAAGAAGAAAAACAAATAACTTCTCAGTTCGATCACGATCCATTACTTAAATTAAAACAAAGAGAAGTTGATTTAAAAGCTATGGAAACAGAACGTAAGATCAATGAGGACGAAGCAAGAATTAATCTTGATAGAGCTAAGATGGTACAAGCAAAAGATCTAAACGAACAAAAACTTGAACAAAACGAAGAATTAGCTAAATTAAGAGCTGATACAGCCATTGAAAAATCAATGATGTCTGCAGATGTTAAACTAACATCAGACGCTATGAAGGCTAGAGACGTAAATGTCTTGAAAGGGCCGAAAAGATAGTATAATAACAATTAGGAGAAAATTATGAAGGACCCAAAAATAACAAAACCAGTTGGAGTAAACAAAGACGGTTACGCTAGTGGCGGAGTGCAAATAGAAGTACCCTCTCAAAACTTACAATTAGATCCAAGATCTAAAACAAGTATCAGAGGACAAAACTATGTTGCTCAAGGTGACACTGTAACTGTTAAAGGTACAAAAACTAGAAAACCTGTTAAGGCTACTTGGTACTAACATGTGGTTGTCGGCAATAAAATTAGCCGTATCTGCTGGAAGTAAAATTTACGCTAACAAGCAGAAAACAAAAATGGCTATGTCAGAAGCACAGCTTATGCATGCAACTAAGATGGCTCAAGGTGAGGAAGCTTACCAAGGCAAATTATTAGAGGCAAGGCAATCGGACTGGAAGGACGAGGCCGTTTTGATAATTCTAAGTTTGCCCGTGTTGGTGCTTGCTTGGGCAGTGATATCGGATGATCCAACAGCGATGGACAAGGTAAAATTATTTTTTGATATGTTCTCTCAGCTGCCGTCATGGTTTACAAATTTGTGGATCCTTGTAGTGGCTTCGATATATGGTATAAAAGGAACTCAAATTTTTAGAAACGGAGGAAAAAAATGAGACAAAACGGAGTAAGATCAGGTGTTAGATTTCCAACTGGAGCGTCTGGCATGAAAAAAGGTGGATCTGCTAAAAAGAAAAAGCAGGGCTACAAAGATAGAAAAGACGAATCTATCGCTATGAGAATTAAAAAGAAAAGAACTAAGAAACAATTAAAAGATTCAAGAGATGAGTCTTATGGTAAGTTCGGTTCTAAAGCGAAGAAGTCTGGTAAAATAAACAAGTAATGTTTAAAAAGTTAAAACATTTTATTTGCAAATTATTTAACATCAAAGCATGTATGTGTGATGAAGTTGATGAGCATATAGAATATTTTACAGAAATACCTGAACCGGATGTACCGGTTCACAAACCAAAACATTGTGGATCGCATACAAGATTTATAAAGTCTTGCCATCAATGTCTTGCAATAACACAATAAGGAGAAAATATGCCTGGACTAAAAAAAATGATGATGATGAAAAAAGGTGGAAAAGCTAAGAAGAAAAGTAAATTTCCAGATCATTCAGGTGATGGTAAAATCACTAAAAAAGATATCTTAATGGCAAAAGGAATTATTCCTAAAACCAAAAAGAAAATGAAAAAAGGTAAAAAGTAATGGCTAAACTTTGTCCAAAAGGAAAAGCAGCAGCGAAGCGAAAATTCAAAGTGTACCCTTCGGCGTATGCGAACATGTACGCATCAGCAGTTTGTTCTGGTAAAGTAACACCAGGTGGAAAAAAGAAACGTAAGAAAAAAGCTGATGGTGGCATTATAGACATGACTAGAATGTCGATGGTGTAATGGCTGAAAAAGGTTTACGAGCTTGGGTTAAAGAAAAATGGGTTGACATAGGTGCGCCTAAAAAAGATGGTAAGTATCAACCTTGTGGAAGATCAAAAGGATCTAAAAGAAAATATCCAAAATGTGTACCACTTGCTAAAGCAAGTAGAATGTCTAAAGGACAAAAAGCATCTGCAGTAAGAAGAAAAAGAGCTGCTGGAAATCCTGGTGGTAAACCTACAAATGTTTCAACTTTTGCAAAAAGAAAAAAAGCAATGAATGGTGGATTAATCAACATGACTAGAATGGTAAATGTATAATGGCTGATAATCCTATTAGAAGAACTACTGGTAAAGGTGGTAATTATAGAAAAACAAAATCTGGAGCAGGTATGACTAAGAAGGGTGTCGCTGCTTACAGAAGAGCAAACCCTGGAAGTAAACTAAAAACAGCCGTGACCGGAAAAGTGAAGAAAGGGTCCAAAGCTGCTAACCGTAGAAAATCATACTGCGCTAGATCATTAGGCCAATTAAAAAGGTCTTCAGCAAAAACACGTAACGATCCTAACTCACGAATCCGTCAAGCTAGAAGAAGATGGAAATGTTAAAAAAGAAAAAAATAAAAGGTGTAATTAAAGGTTTAAAAAAAGCTTCTAAGTTACATGCTAAACAAGCTAAAACATTAAAAGGAGTATTACGTGGAACCAGAACAAGTACTAG